ACTGTTATAAGAGCAATAGCTATAATAATAAGAATAATTATCAAAGCACCATTTGAAATTTGTTCGGATTCTGATTTTGGTCTCGTCATAAATGGATGCAAAGATGTAGGATCATGCTCCGTAATCCCCTCTAACGTTTCCTCAATTTTTTTCAAAACATTCTCTTTTTCTTCTTGCAATTCACTAGCATTTGTTTGTGCAGACTTAATAGCACTATCCATCCATAGTGTATACGAGTTTATAAATGATTCTTTTGAAGCCAGCACATAATCATCATGAACCTCTCTAACTGGATTTTCTTCTTTAAACTTATGATCCCTTCTTCTATTTTTTTGAGTCCTTCTTCTACAAAAAAACTAGCCATTGCATGCCAACATTTCCAATGATGTGCGCCAATCAAACGTGCCTCATCATAAGATTTCATTACTTGTTCAAAAGTCATTTGCCCCTTTCTGTAGAGTTCTTCATTATGCTTTGCAATTGCCAATTTGGCTTGGAATTCATGGTTCACAGATTCTATTATGATCTCTTGTTTCTCTGACTCTGGATTTCTGAGCATTACTTCACTACGACAATACATACAAAATAATTTCTCTGTATCTGCCTTAACATGAAGCTCACCTTTACATTTCGGACATTCAATTGTAATAATCTCCATAGAAAACACACTCCTGCTACTGAAAATGCTTTTTATGACATTATTATACAGCATTTTACAACGACAGTCTAGGTGTAATTTTATATAAAATCGTTTATGCTTATTCATATTCAATTGTCAAAGAACCTGTATTTCTACTCCACTTCAACCCCAGGCAAAGCAAAGGCTCTCTTGAGCTCTTTAAGTTTTTTCCGCTCCTCAGATGCGTGCTTTCCTTTTGGATAAAGTCTAGTTCGAATGTCGATAATCTGCTTCAATTTCGTCTCATCAGGCAAATCACGAAGCAGCACCTTAAACTTACGCCAATCAAGTTTACCTCGCTCCTCAGCTAAATCCATCTGATAAGCCTGCTTAAATGACGTGAAAATATACGATTCATCATGCCTTAAATCATAACTTGGCTTCTGTTTCTCAACTGGCATCACATTCCCCTCAAGATCGACTGGTGCTTCTTGCTTATCTTGCGAATGAACAAAGTTGTCAATTAAACTTTCAAACACTTTAACTTGCTGCTCCAGTTCTAAATCCAACTCAGTTCCAAGCAAAGCATAAATCCCATAATAGACTTTCTCACCATCACTCAGAGTCGGATCATTCATCATATCCAAAAGCAAAGCAATATTATCGAATGTCATATCAACCTCATAGATGATGCCTTCAATTTCAATCTCTGTTTCTAATGCTTCATAAATCATGATGCTACTTTTCAACGCTAGATTTAGCGTTTGTGTCTGATTTAGCTACTGGCTTCTTCGGTTTCTTATCCACAATCTTCAACACCGAACTTGGTAGCACACGTGACCTTGCTTCTTTCGTAAACTCTGTCACCAATTCCATAAACACACCTAACAAAATACCTGCATTTGGTGTGTGTTCATAAAGCTTGTCAAAAGCACCACTTCCTAGCAACTCATCATACATTTCTGCAATCATCGCGTGTAATTTCTCTTCATCTTCAAGACTGCTCTCATTCAACTGCTCTGCTTGCTTCAAAAACGCATTGAGCTTTACCTGAAATGCCTTTTCTTTCTCATCTGTCATATTGATCTCAAACTTGAACTCTCCAATTTCCACTGGAATTACTGTTGTGTTTAAATTTAGTTTAATTGCCATCTTGTCTTCATCCTTTCCATTTCATCTTAAATTTGAGGAAAAGGGAAGCACATCGAATGTGTGAATCCCAGTTCCATTGATTTTAGATTTACTAGTCTTGTGTTTTAAAATATGCATTTGTAGCTGCACCCCACGGATGTTCGCTACGGAAAAACTATTGTCGTAAGCTCTCCTAGTGTACGTTATTTACTGATAACTAGATTGAATTAACAGCAGGACGCTGATCATATTGTAATGTACAAGAGAATTCCTCATGATCCTCAGCTGCTCCCGAGCCTGCAACGATGCTTAATGCAGTTGCAACACCAACTACCTCCTCAGTTCCGTTAGAATCTACGATTCTGTGCCACACTTTGCGCTCGTTACCAACTTTACGTTTCATACCAGCGATCAAAGCTTGTGCCGGATCTGTCGCATCAAACGTTCCTGAGATATCCCATGATTCTTGGATACCGATAATATCAGTTTGAACTGTCCCATCTCCTGCATAATCTGCAAACTCATCCGTCATATCATCACTTCCGTCAGTGATTTCAGTAATAAACTTCGCTAATGGTAAGAATTCAGCTGCTGATGGTGCGCTCCCCTCTCCTAAGAATGGTGCTACGAAATGTTGTCTTTTTGCGTTTTTATTTCTCATGTTTTTCTCCTTTTGCTGGGGTTACCAGCTCTCTTTTTATATTTTTTGAATTTTAGCTGCCAATTTATTGGCATTCAATAGTTAAATCAGCTGTCAATTTGGTTGTGTAGTAGAAGTAGCCATCTTCACTTGCTTGGAAGACTGGCGTTTGATCCATTTCCAAGTTAAGTAAGATTTGTTCTTCACTCCCATCATTTAAGAATTTGCCAATATCTTTAATATGGTTCATGACCTCGTTCAGGACATTAAATGCAACTTCTTGGTCCTTGCTTTTGATGCTGATTTCGAATGGGAGACGGATGTCCATCATCCCATTCATATATTCGTGAATCACTTCTGAGCCTGTGACTGGTCGGACCATTAGGGATGGCTGTTCATCAAAGATGCCGACTTTTACTGGATATTCCAGTTCTAGCTGATTAATGTAATCCACGAGCGTGTAGATAAAATTTTTCATGGTTTCTGCTCTCCTTTATACCTGGCCTGTTCAGCTAGATAAGTTCAAGCTCAACACTCCAAAGTTTATCTTCGAATGGCTCATTTACTTTCACCACTTTACCTACGGTGTAGATGCCATTCTTGGTGACGATCTTTGATCGCTCTTTGAATTCAATGAATGGGGTTGTATCGCTGGCATAAGTAAAGGCAATTGCTTTACAGTTGACTTTACTTAAACCTGTTGAAATACTTGTTGTTTCTAGGGTTTCGTCAATTCTTACCTTGTTGATTAGAATCGGTTCTTTGTAACTAGGTTTTGCCCAAGTATTCTTTTCTTCGAATTCATGGTACTCAAATGATTGGGTGAGTAAGCGGGGGTTGATTCGGAGTGCCATTACTGATCACTCCCATCAAGTAAGCCTGTTTCGTCTAGGTATAGGTAAATATCTGGACAGATGATTGATTTGGGAACTGTTGTTCCTGCTTCGTTGACATGTGCCATCATACTTACTTTTGTTCTTCCTAAGTCCATCATTTGAGGGCTGTTGTTGAGGCTTGTTGTTGTGGTTGCTCCTGTTTCATAGAAGTATTCAATTTGACAAGCCAGTGCCTTTAGGTAGGCATTTTTTCTTACTTCCTCGTCACTTTCGAAATCATTCTTGGTGTAGAAATGATTGGTGAGGTGGAGTAAGACATCAGACGCTTTGTATAAGAGGTTGTAAAAATCCTCTGAGTTTTCAATCGGTCTGAATGATTTTAGGTTGTTGTATCCTTGATGTGATAACAAATTTCCTTTCATATTAATTGATTCCTCACCTTCTGTTCTCGTTAAAGCAGGGTTTATTTTCTGATTGTTCTCCATCTTTGGGAGCTGTTTGTTGGCCTACTTTAACTTTGTTTTTTATATTCAGTTGTATGTTTGGGTTTGATCAGAACCCTAATATCGCGATTATGTAGAAAGAGTCTTTGACTCTTTGGTAGGCAGTTTAACGGCATGACTACCATGGCCGAGGTTAGGACAAAAGGTGATGACTAAACTAATGTAACATCATTGGCATGAATCCAAGATATAACATCTGCAAGCAATAATTCATTATTGTTATTGCGAATTTGTTGAACGGTATATATTTGTCCACGAACCCAATTAGGGATGTTTTGTCCAGTTGCCCATCTCCCGGCAGTAGTGTTTACCCTAACTCGTGAGCCAACACGAATGGCACTAACTAATGACGGTGGCGGTGTTGATGATGCTTCAGGTATTTGTAACACTTGACCAATACGAATCAAATTTGCATTCGGAATGTTATTTACTCGTTGTATCTCAGCTACGGTCGTGCCATTATTTCGTGCGATGGCTGAGAGTGTGTCACCAGAGCGAACAGTATGTGTGTTGTTTGCACTTGCCTCAGATGGATTATTCGCTGGCGGTGTTACAAAGCTTGGTGTTCTTAATTGGTTACGAATGTTGTTCATGTTTTGCCCAGGACAAGTATTACTTGCGTTACCAGGAAATTCATTGTGACCAAGAACGCGCTCTACTGGAACATTAAACCTGCTCATATTAAATCTAAGACGTTCTAGTAAAGAATGCATTTGTGCAGCTGTTGGTTGCGCGCCATTCACTCTAAAATCACCTACCACACAGATGTGATATGAATCATCATTTTGACTTGCGACCCCATGAGCGATTTGCGTCGGATTGAAATTCAATTCCATATCTCCGTTAACAAGAATCACTTCATGATAACCCCCTACTGCCGGGACTCCCATCCCTGATGCGGGATTCTGCCACCAATTTTCAAAATTAGCTGTTGAATGTGTCGCAGGCGTTACACTGTGATGAATACAGATTCGCCTGATGGCGTTTTGATTCCGCGTTCTAGCATGTTGGTGACCTAAAGCAAAGCTTCTTCTATCGATTGTTTTCATGTGAGTTTTCCTCCTTTCTTTGGCTTGAGGAATTAGACCCTCTACTTATAGGTCACGGGAGACCCCTAAAAATTGCCATTTTACTAAAATTATTTTTCAGAAAGTGTTTTCTTTTTCTTGTTTTGACATATTCATATGTTTAATTGCTTAATTTCCGTTTTCTACCCACTTTTCTTTTAATGCCTGTTCCGCTCGCTTATATCTGCGAAAGACATTGTTATATTCCTCGCCTGTTTTCATTGCATATTCGACTAGCGTCACATCATCTAAAACAATTGCAATCATCAAATCAGCTTGTTTTGGAGATAGAGAGTTACGAAGCACCTGACATTGTTCTTCATAATCTTCTTGCTTTTTTATTTCTTCAATTTGAGAATAATCTGGGAAATCAAAAAGATTCGGTTCATCTGTTTCACTTTCTACGTTATGAAAAGATAAAGTATTCCTTTTATGAGTTTGCCATGAGTTATAATCCATTCGGCTCATTCCATCAAAAATTTCTTGTACTGTTCTTCTTTCAACGATTTCACCATTAGTAGCATTAGCTAAACGGTTTTGATAATCATTCTTTATCATTTGCTCAAATTCTTGTTCTGGAATCTCGAATGTTACTACCTCATCTTTTCTTTTTCCTTGGTCGTACTTTATTGTTACTTTTTCCATGTTGTTATGCATCTTTATCTTCCTTTCTACCTGTTGGCAGATAAGGGCAATATCTCCTTTCGGGAGACATGGGGAAACAAATATAATCAGCACATGAAGAACACCAAGGGATTTTTCAGCTTATAAAAAGCCTGAAAAAGCGTACACTAAAGCAAGGGTCTTCATATTGCATCACTAGAAAACTAGCGATTTTCAATATTCGAATCCCATGCCTCCAAGGGAGGCATTGCCTTTATAGCTAATCAGGCTTGTGATTTTTATTTTTCAGTTGTTGTTTTATGTCTAACTACTGTAAACGACTGACTGGATTATCTGCCTCCTCATTACTTAAGTTTAAAATTTTTCATGCTTTTATTGGCTTTTGCTGAATGGTTCCTTTCTTTGGCTTAAGGAATTTGTGCCAATTCCTATATCTCACAGAAGAGAATATAATTTCAGTCTTTGCCCAAAAACGGGTTTTCAAATCCAAAAAAATAGTGCACAAAAAATATTGACCCATTTACGGTCTGAAATGATATTAACATATTTCAAAACCAATATCAACCCGTTTTTGAAAAAAAGTACAAAATATTTGAACTTATTGTTGCAAAATCGGGTCGAATGTGATATAATTTAAAAAAAGGAAGTGATTAGATGACACCTTCAGAAAGGTTAAAACTAGCAATTAATAATTCAGATTTAAGTCACCAACAACTAGCAAATAGTGTAGGCCTTGGAAAATCATCCATACAAAGATATTCTTCGGGCTCAACTAAAAAAATTCCAGTAGATATTGTTGATAAACTAGCACCACTTCTCGGGGTATCCACTGCCTATATCATGGGATGGGAGGATAAAAACGGTGATTCATTGAAACAGCAAGAACCAGATCCTCATTGGGAACCTCAAATTACATCAAAAGATGAGCGTGATGTTGAACGTGACCTAGAAGCGATGCTGGCAGGTGATGGTATTATGGCTGCATACGGTAACAAATTACCTGATGAGATGGATGAGGAAGAAAAGGAGAATTATGAGCTTTATTTATCTGCCATGCGTACGATGTTGTTACATGCAAAAAAAATTAACAAGCAGCGTCATACACCACTTAAGTATCGTGTTAACGATAACGATTAGGAGGGGTTGTGAATGACAGTTGAAGATGCTTTAAAAAAAGCTCGAAAATATGGTGCGAAAACAATTGATGATGTGATAAGCGACTATCAGATTATGGATCATTATCTCGACCTTGGAACTGATCTATGTGGTGTTTTTAATAAAATAGGCAGTTGTAAGCAAATCGGAATCAATACTCGCCTTTCACCTAGAAAACAGGAATTTGTAAAAGCTCATGAGGTGGGGCATGCAATGATGCATAGTCACATTAAACAATTACATTGTACGAAATATTCTATTTTTAGTTCTGATAAAATGGAATTTGAAGCTAATAAATTTGCTGTTCTGTTTTTATGGAAGCAAAATGACTATTATAGCCTTAATCATTTTGCACAATATCATGAATTAGAACTCAGTATCGTAAAAGATATGTTTGGTGGACGATTGGGAAAGACTAGGGTTTTATGAATATCAAGGGAATAATTTAGGTAATTGCGAAAAGCGCAGGTATGACCGGAGTTAACCGATAGTTTGTGAATTCGTGTTACAAAGAAAAAAAAGAGTGGAATTATCGCAAGCCAAAAAGACCAACGGTAATGATTTGGTA